TTTCAGGGTTTTCATCTAAATAATTGATAAAGCGATCATAATATTTTGTATCATTATTAATTTGCTCTGGTGTAATGATATTTGTATCTATAAATTTATTGGTATATAGTAAATCTTGTGGATCACTCATTATTTTTAAAATAAGAATACTATTTTAAATATATATTTTTATTAATATATTAAGAAGTTTAAAAATATAATTAAATTTTATAAAAAGTAATTATAATATGAATAAAATATTTGTATTGTCCATTACTTAGTAGTGTCCTTAGCTTTAGCTGGAGCTTTCTTCTTGGTAACTTTAATTTTTTTTTTTTCATGATTTTCTTTCTTGTTTTGTGATTCCATAATTTTATTATATTTTTCCAAATTTACACGATAAATTTCAATAAACTTCTGTAGATCATATTTCCATAAGTCTTTTTCGCTTTTATTTAGTAATTCATTGTAAATTCCTAATTTATTTTCATGTTGTTTATTTAATTCTTCAATTTTATTTTTACTTAATGTTCGAATTCGCATATTTAACAAATAATCATAACTAAATTTATCTTCATTACTTTCGCTAGAAAATTTCGGATAATTTCGATCTTCTAACATTTTTTCAATTTCATCATCATCTTTTTGGATAATAGTAATTGTTCCGTCTATAAATTCATTAATAAAACGAATTTTAGCTTCAATCATATCTAATTCTTTCTTTAACGTTTTCAGCATGTATTCTTTTCGTTTGCTATAATATACGAGTCGTAATATATAAAATTCTTTCATAATATCTTCTACATTATCATATTTACGAATAGTTTCATTTTTATTATACAAGTGCATGTTTGAATAATTTGTATATTTTGTATCATTTAATTTGAAGAGTGTTTCAAATTTATTTGTTTTAATCAATGATTCCAGTACATCTTTTTTGAATTTCAAAATGATTTCTACCGTTTTTTCTGTAGAATGATTTGTGAAATCAACTAAGCACTGTTTTCCATTTTCACTTGATTTATCTACAATTAATGTTTCCAAATAAGATTTATAATCATCTGTCCAACGTCCAATAGGTAATTCATTAATTAATACTGTATTATCATCTAAAATTTTATAACTACCATAATTCATATATTGTTCGATGCCAAATTCATTGATACTCTTAAATTCTATTTTACCAGTAAAACCACGGAACCATGGTATCATTTTTTCCATGGGTTCATCGTTCATTAAATGAATTAGGTTTTTAACCACCATTTCTGGATCATGAGGAGGTACTTTAGAACTAAAACCTGTTCCAATGCCTTCTGTTCCATTGATTAAAATCATTGGAAGAATGGGAATGTACCAAATAGGCTCAATTTTATTACCATCATCTTCATTATATTCTAATAAGGGATTGTCCAAAGGATTGTAAATATGAAAACTAATTTCTGATAAATGTGTAAAAATATATCTTGGAGAAGCTGAATCTTTACCACAGTCAAGACGTGTTCCAAATTGACCTTTTGGTGCTAAAAGTTCTATATTATTAGAACCAACATAATTCTGTGCTAGTCCAATAATAGAATCATATAATGATTGTTCACCATGATGATAAGCACTATTTTCACTTACATATCCTGCCAATTGACTCACTTTAATTTCCTTTTTTAAATTTCGTTTAAAACAACTGTATAGAATTTTACGCAGTGAAGGTTTTAATCCATCTACTAGACAAGGAATAGAACGTTTACAATCATAATCAGAAAAATGAATCAATTCTTTATCAATGAATTCATGATAAAATACATCTTTTTGCGATTGTTCAATAATGTTATTTTTATCATAAGACTTGAGCCATAATTTTCGATCCTCAGATTTTGTTTTATCAAATGCTAAATTCATTTTTTGTTCAGATATTGTTAATTTCTTATCAATCCCGCCTATTTGTTTTTTTCCTTTATTGATAATTAGTTCAGTACTTTCTTTTTTCATTTCTTTCGAGTTATCTTCACTATCATTCTCTTCTTCAGTATCTGATTCTTCCTCGATACTATCCTTTAAGTAATTTATTTTTTTTTGATCAATGTTAGTGAAATATTCTTTGGCTTCTTCAGAAGTACTTGTACCCAGCCCTTTGTAATATTTTATATCCCATACTTTCATATTTTCAATTGTTTCTTTCCATTGATTAAATTCAGTTAATGTATAAAATTCATGTGTTTGATTCGTTTTTTTTGCCTTAATAATAGGTGTTGCTAATGATAACATAAAACCTGGGATATCTAGCAATTGAGGCCAGAAAACTTGAAATAAGTTCATCAATAAACCTTTAATATGGCTACCATCTACATCAGCATCTGTTAAGATCATAATTTTTCCATAACGCAAGTCTTTTAAAATTTCTTCTTTATCTTTATTTTTACCAAATTTTAATCCCATAATTTTGACCAAGGAACTAATTTCGTGATTATCTCCTACTTTTTTCATTGAAATATCGCGAACGTTCAATACTTTTCCTCGAAGTGGAAAAACTCCATAATAGTCGCGCCCAATGACACTTAATCCTGCAATTGCAAGTGCCTTTGCCGAATCTCCCTCTGTCAAAATTAGTGTGCAGTTTAATGATTCACTTGTTCCTGCTTTATTTGCATCATCTAGTTTATCAATGCCACGAACATTGGATGTTTTTTTACCACTTATTTTCTGAAGACCAATATTATCTTTAAAATCAGATAATTTCAATACACGTTCTATTAAACTTGTTTTCAATAATTTTTCAATAAATTTATCACTCACATTACATGTAGTTCCAAATTTTGATGATGGTGTGGTCAAATATTCTTTAATTTGACTATCAAAAGAGGGATTTTCAATTGTAGAACGGACAAAAATAAATAAATTTTCTTTAATGTGAGCCGTTTTTAAATCATGTTTTTTTCGTTTAATACCCTTTGTAGAAGCATAAGTTTGAATCTTTTTAATGACATTATTTGAAACATAATCTACGTGTTTTCCACCTTTCAATGTGGCAATACCATTTACAAAAGAAACTTGTTCAAATTTTGTATCTTGGCTAATCGCCACAACAACTTCCCATCGATCGTTCACTTCTTCATAAACTTTTTCCACATCATTATCTAAATAATAGGAAACATATTTTTCCAAAGTTTTACAGTCAATTTTACTTTCATTTATAAAAACAGAGACATTTTTATTGGTACAAGCTGTAATATCAATAACTCTTTTTTTCATTAATTGAATGGTATCTTTATCAATAATATCAATACCAAATCTTTTCAGATCTGGATAAAATTCAATAAGTGTATATGGCTTAGAAATAGAGCGTGAAATTTCAGGTTTTCCTTTTACAGACATATTTTTCTCAAAAACTTGTACATATTTCTTTTTTGTAGCAGCATCTACAGTTTCTACGCGAAACTTGGTAGAAAAAATATTGGCTAATTTAGCACCATATCCATTTTTACCACCCGTAATTTTCTTTTCTTCTTTATCATAATTTGAGGATGTAAGTAAATTTCCAAAAATAAGTTCGGGAATGTAAATACCATGTTCTTTATGTTCAACAATAGGAATACCTTCTCCATTATTATAAACGGAAATTTTATTTTGTTCTGCATTAATAGATACTTTAATAGTATTTACTTTATTGGTCACTTTATTATCTTTTTCAATACGAACATGATGATCAATCGCATTGACTAATACTTCATCAAAAATTTTATATAACCCGGGAATATATTGAATATTCTTGTAAACTACCTTATCATTATCATCATCATATACCCATGTATCAATGTCTGTTTTTTCAACGGAACCAATATAAGTATCGGGAAGATCAATAATATGCTCCAAAGGAGTTTTTTTAACAAATGTTTCTTCAACTGTTTTTAATTTTTTTGTAGTCATAATTAGTATGCTCTTTAATTCTTCTTTAAGTATTTTTACTTTCATTTTTTAAAATTTTATTAAAAAAATAATAGAACATATTTATTATTTTTTTTGATTAACAGAAATTTTTTAAATATTTTCCCTTTTGCAACGCTCTAAAAAATTTTTGTTAATGAAATTAAAGGAGAAATAAATCCAGCAATAGACATAGCTATATCAAATGCAAAATTAAAAGGAATAGCAATTAAATTAATAAAAGCAATTAATAATTTTCCTATTGCTGCCGCTGTATTTACAGAAGATTTAAAAATAGTAAGTATATTGGCAAGTTGTTGTGTCATAATAAACATAATATTTCCTATTTTCACATAAATGCTAAAAATTAAAGTGGCTACCCTTGATAAATCTTTAAAAGCCTGTTGTTCAATTGTAGCAATTATTTTCCTAAATTTTCCTAAAATTCCATGAATAAATCCAAGTTGTCCAGTTAATTTATTTTGAACATTAAAAGAATCAGTCATGCTGGAATTAAATTGTGAAGAAAATGAATTAGATTTGCATTCTTCCGAAGTATCTTTCATATTTCCGGGAGCAATTTTAATTAACTGCAAAAATGGTCCAATAGGTGTGCATTTTAATTGATTCCAATTATCATTTATATAATCTTTATTTGATTTTGAAACACCGTTTCCCATATTTATAAGAAAGATAAAAATAATAAGAGAAAACCTTAAAATTGGATCTTGAAGTAAAATAAAAATAATCAAAGAAATAAAAAAGAAAACTAATATTTAATTTTTTATTAAAATAAATATTTAATTTTATGTATAATATGTTATTTTTTCAATAATAAAGTACAATCTTACAGTATATAAAATCATGGATTTAGAAGAAATCTTAAAAAAAAAAGAAAATAAAATACTTTTTTTAAAAGCTATTTTGCTCGGAATAAAATATGGCCGATTAGATATAAATCAGTCTCAATTTTACGAAAATAACATTGAAAATGAACTTCATAAATTACAAGATGAAAAAAAGAATATAGAAATAAATTATATTCAAAATATTGACAATTATGATAAAATTGTTTCAAATTTCACAAAAAAAAATATAGAATTAGAAAAATTTCGAAGTAATATTATTAAAAATATAAATAATTTAAGTTATAATAATTATAATAATAATTATGTAAAAATTAATTTATTACGGAATAATTTAAATAATGTTAATAAAGAAATTGAAATAAATCGAAATAATATTATTAAATTTATTGAAATTAAAAAGAACATGCTCAACAAAGAAAGAGAAAAAGCATCTAAAAAAAAAAAAAAGGAACAAAAGGAAAAAGAATGGAAGGATGTAAAAAAACAAATGGATGAGCAAAAACATGTAAAGGATATGAATATTAATCCTCTTCAATTATCTTCTAAAAATAAAGAAGAACTAACTACTGATTCATCTTATAATGCATTATTAAATCGTAAAAATAGTGAAAAAAAACGAGGATTAAGCTTGGACGAAACTATTGAAAAATTAAATAACTTAATTAATTAATAATGAATCAGTCATAAAAATTTTAATTCTACTATTTTTAATTCTACTATTTTTTAATTCTACTATTTTTTAATTCTACTATTTTTTAATTTATTATTTATGTTCAATTTTTTTTACATAAGTAAATAATGTACGCAATATTTCACCACTTGATCCCGAACTTCGGGTATTACTGTCTTGAGATAAATTATCCACACCCGCAATATCCAAATGGATCCATTTACACTTTTCAGGAATAAAATTGGATAAAAAAGCTCCTGCCATAATTGCCCCTGCTTGTGCATCATATGAATAATTTTTATAGTCCGCAATATTGGATTGTGTTAAATCAATATATTCTTGCCAAAGAGGTAATTCCCATATTTTCTCATTATTTTCTTTACCACATTGGATTATTTTTTGAACTAGTTCATTATTATTACCAATAACTAAGCTCGATTTTCCTCCAAACATATAGGCAGTATCTCCTGTTAAAGTCGCAATATCAAATACAACAGAAGGCTTATATTTCTCACTGTAAGCTAAGCAGTCAGCCATAATTAATCGACCTTCCGCATCGGTATCAACAATTTCCACTGTTTTTTTATTATAACAAGTGATAACATCACCTGGACGAGTTGCCTTGGCATCAATCATATTTTCGACTAATGGACATAATCCTACAAAATGACCTTTTACTTTTTGATGACAAATTAATTTCATTAATCCGTAAACGACAGCACTTCCATTCATATCATTTTTCATATCAGAAAAATCTCCTCCTTTAATACTATATCCTCCTGTATCAAACATGACACCTTTTCCAATAAAAACAATAGGTTGTTGTGATGATGATTTGTTATCCTTTTTGGGTAAATTTTTATATTCCATTTTTACACAATAAGCTGGGTACTGACTTCCTTGATTTACGGCTAGAATTAAATTCATACCTATTTTTTTTAATTCTTTTTCATTTAATATAGAAATTTTTAAGTGGTTATTTTTTTCATATTGTAATTGAGAAACAATATATTTTTTAAAGGAAGAAGAAGTGAGTAAATTGGAAGGAGTATTGGTTAATGAACGAATTTCATTTTGAACAATGGCTTCATAAATAGCATCTTGAATAATTTCTTTATATTGTTTATTTTTATGAAAAAAATAAGTGATCCCTTTATATTCTTCTTTTTGATTCGAATTGGATTTTAAAGAAGATTTTTTGACATTAGTTTTATATTCTTGAAAACGATATTTTCCAAGTATGTAAGAAATAACTTGATTACGGATTATATTTTTATCCTTACTATTTAAATAAATAAATATATTTTGATGATTATGTTCTTGCATGTTTGCTCCTAATTGACCAAATAATTGATATAATTCATGGTTGGAACATTTTTTAGCATTGTTTAAAAACAAAATTTCATAATCATTTAAATAATATGTCCTTTGGAAATCATTCTTTTTATTTTCCATAATTGTTTTAGGTAACTTTTGAATCTCTAAATGAGATTGTAGAAATTTTTTTATTTTTTCCATATCTTGACAAATCGTCATTACATAAATATGAATTTGCTTCTTTTTAAAAGATGGCGAATATAAAAATTGATGAAGTGTCATTATTTACTATCTTTCTATTATTACTTATATTTTTTTGATTGAAATTGAATACTAATATAGAAAAAAATATTGTATGTAAAGAAGATATTTTGCTAAAAGAAAATAACATATATGTTTTTTATTTGATATATATGTTTTTAATTGTATAAAATAATAAATCTCATTATTTATTAGAGTAATTTTTTTTGGAATGATATATGGTATTCATTTAAGTGATTACAAACATATCAATCAGCATATTTTAAAAGCACATTCTTTAGGATGCGGAGCTTTACAAGTTTTCTTAGGCAGTAAAACATTAACGACTCTTTCAGAAAAGTGGAAACCATCATCAGAAGAAATTAAAATAACCAAAGACTTATTAAAAAAATATAAAATTCAATTATATGTTCATGGATTATTAACACTTAATTATTGTAATGATCCAAGTTCAAAAAGAAATCAATGGGGGCTAACAAATTTATTGTATGATATGAATTTATTACAAAAACTAGGAGGGCATGCATGTGTGATTCATATGGGACATCATATTACCAAAAAAATAAATTTATCAAAAAAAGAATGTATGACTCATTTTGTAGAATCATTGCAATATGTACTTGATCATTCCAAAAAGGTACAAATTTATTTAGAAACCCCGGCCCATAAAAAAAATATTATTGGCAGCACTTTAGAAGAATTGGCTACATTATATCATATGATCCCATCAAAATATCAAAAACGTGTTCAATTTTGCATGGATACGTGTCATATTTATGCTTCGGGTTATAATATTGCTACTTATGAAGGAATGAAATCTTATTTTGAAGAATTTCAGAAACAAATTGGGCTAAAACATCTGCGTTTAATTCATCTGAATGATTCACAAGGAGCATTGAATAGTCAAATAGATCGTCATGCTTCCATTGGAAATGGATTTATATTTCACAAAGAATCGAATACCCATGTACTTCAAGAATTATTAAAAGTAGCGAAAAAATGGAAGATTCCACTCATTTTAGAAACACCGTCAGGCCATTTCCGAAAAAATATAAGTTTTATAAAAAAAATGCAAGTTGGTGGAAAAGCCATAACTAAAAAAAAAAATAAAAAATCCCAGTTGGTCACTATTTTTCAAAATTTAAAAGATTATTATGAAACTTTAGCCCCAAAAAATGCACATACATCGTTTCGAATTGATAGTTACCAAAAAATAGTACATACATTGGAGAACCATAATGGCCCCATTTATACTTTAGAAAATGTAAAGTCATTGCCTCATATTGGAAAAAAAACAATGGATAAAATTGCGTTTATTTTAGAACAAGGACATTTACCCCAACATAATAAAATACAAGAAGATCTGAAGAAAATAAAAGCTGCGAAAGAATTACAAACAATTTTCGGTATTGGTCCGGAATTTTCGAAAAAATTGGTATTGGAAGATCGTGTTTTAAGTATAGCAAATTTAAAGAAAAAAGTAAGTCATAAAAAAATTATTCTTAGTGAACAACAACAATTAGGACTTCAATATTACCATGATTTACAATTAAAAATACCAGCTTCAGAAATTACTTATATTTCAGATATAATTAAGAAATGGTTGCCGTCTCAATATAATCTACATAATGCGGGTTCTTATATAATGAAAAAGAAGTTTTCAGGAGATATTGATTTAATCATTACCTATAAAGATCCTACTCATTCATTAAAAAAGAATGACTTTATTTACAATCAAGAAAAAGAGTCTTTATTTATTTATGATTTACTAAAAGAGAAAAAATTAATTATAGAAACATTGATTCAAGGTAAGGAAAAATCAACTTACATCATTAAAATTCCTGATGCATATAGTCAATTTAAGCCTCATAAATATCGACAAATGGATTTAGCAGTTATTCCACAGTCTTATTTTTATTTTTATATACTTTATTTTGGATCAAGTAAAAATTTTTCGAAATATATTCGAAAAATTGCTTCTTCAAAAGGATATAAGCTAAATGAAAAGGGACTATTTAATAAAAAAACGGGGAAAAAGGTTGACATACAACCATCTTCAGAAAAAGATATATTTGACTTTTTGGAAATACCTTATGTACAACATGAAGATCGAATATGATAGAATATATTAGGGACTAGAAGATGTGCTAGTAAAAGCTCCAGAAATACTATTATCCAAAAAGTTTTCAAATTGTGGAATGCTAAAAGGTGTAGATGAAGGTGGTGTATTTGATGCACTTAAATCTAATGCTGGATGAAATTTTAAAAATGTATCAATATTACGATGTATGTCACCTTTTATTACATTATCTAAATGATATAAATGAGATATTTGATCTTTATCAATATTCGACACTAAAAACAAAAGAAAATTCTTTTCCAATTGTAAAGCTGCCATTACATAATCATAAAGTGTATTACCACCTACTTTATGATGATAAATATTACTCATATGTTTATAAAATTCTCCAAAATATTGGTTGCTTTCGTCACTATAAGTTTGTAGTAAAGTTTGATAATTATAAGTATCATATAATTGGGAATATTCAGGTATTTTATTAATTAATTTCTTTTTATTATTCTTATTGCTAGAATCTCCAATATTTTTATTATTATTTCCAACAATTTTATAATCAATATGATTATTTTTCATTCCATTTTTATTTATTTTATTATTTTTTTTGATTGTTTTTTTATGTAGACAAGCTTGAATTTCTAATAAGGGTCGAAAAGCATAAATACTTACTACATTATTTTTTTGTAATAACGCTGTTAATGCATTATTACTATTATTTAGTAATTGTATATAATAATTTCTATAATGATTATTCTGGATATAATTATTTTCAATGAATGCTAATGCCAATGGTTTTTGAATCTTTGTAAATACATTTTTGGTAGAAGTAAATAAATCTATGGAAATTTTATTTGTTGATTTATTTTTATTATTGTTAGAACTTAATGAATTTAAATAGGTTTGTAAATTTTTTTGGTCTTTAGAAGAATTATTTTTATCTAAGTTAAATCCTAAAATATTTTCGGAAAAATTAAGATTATGTAAGTTGACAGAAACTGATTTCAAATCTGATTGATTTAATTTAATAATTTGAATGCACTGATCAATTTTATGTAAATAA